AATCAAAGAAAAAGAAAATTCTTTGCAATAGGACAAAGAGAACAACAACCTATTATGAATGTATTTATGAAAGAATATAACAAACTATCTAAAATCTAATGAGCAAACGAGAAGATATAGCATCTAATATTATTACAACAATTTCAACTGGCACATCTCCTATAACTTTAAAAAAAGTTACTAGAGAACCTTTTAATGTTGATGAGTTATCTGAACAACAATATCCAGCTTGTTTTGTGCAATCAGGTAATGAAACTAGATCAGATCAAACAATAAGTTTTACAAGTGCATTAAGAGAAGCATTAGCAGATTATGTAATCGTTGGTTATGTTAAAGGAACTCCAACAAATATTGACACAAAAAGAAACGAGTTAATTACAACGATTGAAACAAGATTAAATTCTGATAGAACACGTGGTGGGTATGCAAAACAAACTCAGGTAGTAGAAGTTTCTACTGATGAAGGAGTTTTATTCCCAATAGGTGGTATCAGAATGGTGGTGCGAGTTATGTATCAATACACTTCTGGCACACCTTAACATAAACAAACAAGGAAACAAATATGGCAACACATACTGGCTCAGAAGGTGTAATAAAAGTTGGCACAACAACTCTTGGCGAACTTAGAAGTTATACTTTAGAGCAAACATCTGACACTATTGAAGATACTTCATTAGGTGATACTACAAGAACTTACAAAGCTGGTTTAAAAGGTTTTTCTGGTTCAGCATCATTATTTTTTGATGAAGCTGATGCAGGGCAAATTTTACTAGTTGTAGGTGGTTCAATAACAATTAAAGTTTTCCCAGAAGGTGCAAGTACTGGAGATAAATTTTATGAAGGTTCTGCAATAGTAACAGCTTATAATATATCAGCATCATTTGATGGAATGGTAGAAGCTGAATTAACATTTACTGGTACTGGTGCATTATCATTATCAACACAATAATTAATTAGATAAAGGAAGATATGAACGTAATAGATAGAGTTAAAGCACAATTTGAAGCTTTAGGCATAAAAAAGATTGAGGTAGCTGAGTGGGGCGAGGAAGGCAAACCTTTAACAATATACTGCTCACCATTTACTTTAGGAGAAAAAAGAAATCTATTTAAAGGTGCTAAGAATGACGATTTGTCGGTATTGGTAGATGCAATAGTTCTTAAAGCAAAAGACGCAGACGGAAATAAAATATTTAAGCTAGATGACAAGCTAACATTATTGAATAATGCTGATGCAAATGTTATAGCTAAGTTAGCAACAGAAATGTTGTCTGGTGTTTCTTACGAGGAAGCCGAAAAAAAGTAAGAACTGATACGGAGTTATATTCTATACTTGCTCTTGGTCAGGAATTAAACAAAAGTATAGAAGAAATTTATCTTATGACACAAGATGAATTTTATTATTGGATAGCATATTTTAAGGTGAAGGCAGAACGAGAAAAACTACACTATGGCAGACAATCAACTAAACATAAAGCTTAATGCGATTGATAATACATCAAAAGCATTTAATAGTGTAAAAGGTTCAATATTAAGTTTAAGAAACGCATTAATAGGTTTAGGTGCAGGGGCAATAATAAAACCAATAATAGATATTACAAAAGAGTTTGAAACTTTAAGAACAACTTTAAGATTTGTAACTGGTTCTGTTGAAGGCGGTCAAAGAGCATTTGGTTTATTAAGAAATTTATCTAAGCAAACACAATTTTCTACAAAAGAATTATCTGACACATTTATTACATTACAAAATTCAGGGATAGAACCAACAGATGAATTACTTAGAACATTTATAGATACTGCTTCTGCTACTGCAAACTCATTAGATACTTTAAATGATTTAACTAGACTATTTGCTAAAGGTGCTACTGGTGCTGGTATAGGTTCACAATCTTTATCTCAATTAGCTTCTAAAGGTATTCCAGTATTTCAAATATTAGAAAAAGAATTAGGACTAACTAGATCACAATTAAATAAATTTGCTGATGACGCAGAAGGTTCAGCAGTTATCTTAGAAGCTTTGGAAAGAGGTTTGGCTAATACATTTGGTGGTGCTTCATCACAAAGAGCAGGAGATTTAGCAATAGTATTTAAAAATCTTTTTGAAAATTTAAAAGATGTTGCTGACTTACTAGGAACTGATGGTGGGTTTAGTAATTCGTTTAAAGAGTTACTAAAAAGTTTTGGAGAATTACTTAAAACATTAGAACCAGTAATTATCATACTTGGTAAACTATTAAATTTTGTAACTGAACTTGCTAATGTTGGACTTGTATTATTAAACAATTCATTAAAATTAGTTCTTGGTACTTTAGATAAAGTAGTTAGAGGATTAGGACAAGTTGTGGGTTATGGTACTGGTATTCCTCAAACAGTAGGTTTAGATGAAGATAGAACTGTTGCACCTGATATTAAACAAGCAAAAATAGAAGATAAATCTTTAATAGGAATACTTGAAGGAAAATTAAAAGGAGAAGTTGCATTAGCAGATTTAGCATTTAAAAATTTAAACAAAACAATAGCCGAAGGTGCTGTTATTGGAATTAAAAATATTTCAGGTGCTATTGCAGAATCTATTGTTCTTGGTAAAAAATTAACAGATACATTTAGAGAACTAGCACAAAAAGTTTTAGTTAAATTGCTTTCACAATTAATTGAAGAACAATTAGTTAAAATAGCTTTACTAGCTTTAGACCAATTAAAATTATTTATATCTAAACAACAAACAGCAGAAATAGTAAAACAAAATGCTTTATTAGCACAACAACAATCAATGGGTGGTGGGGGTGGTGGGTTTTTATCATCTTTATTTAATATTGGAATGAGTGCTTTTGGTGGTGGTGGTGGAATGACTCCTATTGATGCTTCTGTTGTTTCTCCATTTGCAGAAGGTGGTTCAGTAAGAGGTGGTATGCCTATTACAGTTGGAGAACGTGGTAGAGAATTATTTGTTCCTAATACAAATGGAACTATTGTACCTAATCACGATATGGGTTCAGCAAGTAATATAACATTTAATATTCAAGCAAATGATGTTAGAGGTATTAAAGAATTATTAATTGATAATAGAGCAACTATAATTAACTTAGTTAATCAAGGTGCTAATCAAAAAGGAAAATCTAACGTAGTATGAGTGGAACATTCCCATCAAGCCCAACACCTAGAGATGTAGCTATTAGTTCTAATCAAAATACTATTGTAACTACAACTGCTTCTGGCAGACGACAAGCTAGACAAATAGACGGACAAAGATTTAGATTAAGACTAAGATTTCCAGTTATGACAAGAACTGAGTTTGCACCTATAAATGCTTTTATAATGAAACAAAGATCACAAATGGAATCATTCCAGTATGTGCCACCAACAATAGATGATGCTCTTGGAGTTGCTTCAGGAGTTATATCTGTAAATGGTGCTATTAGTGCAGGAGTTACTTCTGTTGCAATAGATGGAATGGCTAACAGCACATCAGGAGTATTTAAAGCTGGAGATTATTTTAGATTTACTGGTCAAGCAAAAGTTTATATGGTTATGGCAGATGTATCATCTAATGGTTCTGGTCAAGGGACATTAACATTTGAACCACCATTAAGAGCAAACGTAGCTGACAATGCAGTTCTAATTTATTCTAATGTAGATTTTACAGTTGGACTTACTGGAGATATTCAAGAATTTAATATTAGCACAGAAAATTATTTCCAATACGAAGTTGATCTTATAGAGGTACTGTAATGACAAGATCATTAACTGCTGAAGTAATATCAGAAATAGCAACTAATAAACTTAATCCAGTTGAACTTATTTATTTAGGAATTAGTACTGGCACATATTACACAGATCACTACAAAGATTTAAGTTATGATGGCAATACATACACAGCTTCATCATTATTTTTAGGAAGTTCTGAAGTTCAAGAAACTGCTGACGTTTCTGTAAATACATTAACACTTAAATTTTCAGGGGCAGATCAAACAATCATAGCTTTATTACTTAATAACAATTACATGAACAAAGTAGCAAAAGTTTATAGAGGTTTCTTAAATGATAGTCAGGCATTAATAGCAGACCCATTTCTTTTATTTGATGGAAGAATATCTAATTTTTCATTGGAAGAAAATGCAACAACATCATCTGTTAATATTATTATAACTTCTCATTGGGCAGATTTTGAAAAAGTATCTGGTAGAAGAACTGCTGAAAATTCACAGAAGCTTTATTTTCCTAACGACAAAGGAATGGAATTTGCAAGTAAGACTGCACAAAAAATTAAATGGGGTTCAGCTTAATGAACGATATATATAGAATAGTTCATCTGTATAGACAATTTCCTAAATATGATAAATTTACTTATAGACAATTAACAGAAATGATTACTCCATCTTTAAACCTAGACCAATATCAAATTCACAGAATAGGAAACGAAGATGTTGGTTATACTAATTGGGCTTATTTAAGTGATACAGTTCAGGAGAGATACAAACTTACTGGACAATTAAAAAGTAATGAATGGAAGTCAGGAAATAATATTTGGGTTGTAGGAGTTATTGCAAAGAGTAATGCTAAACAAATAATGAGATGGGTTATAGAATATTTTAGACCAAAAATAGAAGTTAATGAATCTGTTAAATGGATTAGATGTAATGATAATTTTAATATTTACAGAATATCAGAAAAAATTAAACGACCATTTCACATACATCAATGAAAAAAATATTTGCAACAACAGTATTAGTATCAGCTTTACTATTTGATTTTATTAATGCTGTATTTAATAATCCTATTAGCCAAGAAGTAATATCTTTATATAAAGCAGAACCAGCAACTATTACTGCAATTATAACTACAATTATAGTTACAGCTATAAGTTATGTACTTGCACCTAAACCTAAAGCACCAAGACAAAGTTCTTTTGATGAAGTTAAAGGTACTCTTGTAAATAAAGATTCTAATAACAATCCAATTCCAGTTGTATATGGTAAAAGACAAGTTGGGATAATTAGGACATTTGTAGAATCTTCAGGAACAGATAACCAATATCTTTATGTTGCAGGAATACTTTGTGAAGGTGGTGGAAGTGGAATCCAAAGCATAGAAGAAATTTATGTTGATGACAAATTAGTAACATTTGATGGTGCATTAACAGATGGTACTTTAAGAGGTGTTTCTAGTTCAGATACTAATTTTTATAAAGATAGCACAAGTTTAATTTCTATTCAGGCATTTTTTGGATTAGATAATCAATCAGCTTCTTCTTTGCTTGACGAAACTATAAGCTGGACTTCAGATCATAAACTATCTGGTATTGCTTATTTGGCTTTAAGGTTCAAATGGAATCAAGATGCTTTTAATGGTATGCCAGAAGTTAGAGTTACTTTAAAAGGTAAAAAGATTTACGACCCTAGACTAGACACAACTAAAGGTGGTTCTGGTTCACATAGACAAGATACAGCTTCTACTTGGGCTTATTCTGCAAACTCATCATTAGTTCTTTTAGATTATTTAAGAAATACTAGATACGGAAAAGGTTTACCTAATGATGCCTTTGAAAGTAATTACGAAACATTTAAAACTA